GTCGTTTTAAGACAATCCTCCTTGCCGAGATCGAATCCTTCATCGTACACACGAGAGAATGCAAATGATAGTACCTCATCCATGACGTACTCGATATGCTCTTTTCGTGTGAACTCAACGTTTTCTAGTAGTTCCTCCATCGACTGCGGAGGCGTATCTCTTTTAGCCTTAGGAAAAGCTATTACATTGCTCATTTAATCACCCTCAATAGGATCGTATCTGTATAAATATACATGAAGGAGTTTCCTATGTCTAACATTCCATATACTTATTTATTAAAATGGTCTAGCACCAATGCAAAATATTATGGTGTACGATATTCTAAGAATTGCAATCCATCAGATCTTTGGGTGAAATATTTCACATCATCTTCTATAGTCGCAAATTATGTTTTAGAACATGGTGACCCAGACATAATTCAAATACGAAAAACATTCAATGATGTAGATTCAGCTAGACAATGGGAGCAAACGGTACTTAAAAGGCTTAATGTTGTTAATAGATTTGATTATCTAAATGCTACAGATAATATAAGCTTTGCTGTAGTTTCTGGAGAAAATCATCCCAGATATGGAAAGACTTCTTCTAGACCAGATCTTAAAAAACTTAGTAACACTAAATGGTACAATAACGGAATAGTTAATAAACGACTCAGTGAAGACCAAATTCCAGAAGGATATGTTTTAGGTAGACTTCCGATAAACAATACCAAACTTATCGAATTTAATAAAACGAGACGAGGCAAACCTATAAGCAAAGAGCATGGAAACAAAATTTCAGCAGCTCAAATAGGTAAGCCTCGCTCGCCAGAAACAAAAGAAAAAATCAGACAGAGTCTTCTAAAAAGAAGATCACTTAATCACCCTCAATAGGATTGTCTCTGAGTTGATTCGACCATTGGGTTTAGAGCCGACCGTAGTCAATTCCGGCATGATTTTCCGAATGGCGACCTTGCCTGCCTTGAGGACTTCGCTTACGACTCCTTCAGGCTTACGAAGGCGCTTGGTCTCGGACTTCTCAATATCGAAGTTGATGATGCTGGTACCCTTGACACTGAGGCCAACCGGACCCGATGCATAGAACACCGTGAGCTTTCGATCCTTGGTGTTGTAGGTCCATAGCTCCTTAGCGCCAATGATTTCCTGTGGAAGCGCCGATACCAGCTTGAGGGTAGGATCCTCCTTCTGGAACTTCAGCTTTTCAACCAGCTTGGCGATAGGCTTGGCCTTGACTTCACGAGGCTTACGAACCTTGACAACCTTCTTGTTGCCAACGTAGCGATCGATGTCGTCGATAAGACCCTGCCAGAAGTTCTGCCACTTCTTCAAATCTTTGCCATGGGCTTCCTTGACTTGCTCGTCACCAGAGAAGATTTCTTCATGGCACTTGATATAGAAAGCGCGAAGGTAGTTCGCGGTGGCCGGGTTGGCCGAGTACTTCTGCAGGAACTGGTACATTGATAGACCAGCACCATCCATGAAGCCATCGACAACCTCGGCCTCGGCGAAAGTCAGGATCTGGTCCATCTTAGCCTTGGCACGATCCTGAATCGAAACGACGTTGGTCGGCTTTTCGTCCTTGGACTCTTCCTCTTGCTTAATACGAGCGTAACGAGCCACGGCTTCATCGATCTTACGGTCGATGAACTTGACACCACCCTCATGAAGCTTGGTACCATTAAGAGCCATCTTGGCGATCCAGCAAGGAGTGCCACCATGAGCCCATGCAGGAGACTTCTTGATCGCTTCGATCTTGTCCTTAGGATACTTATTGAGCTTCATCCACTGAAGCAGCCAGGGCTGTCCATCATCAGCGGTATAGACATAGTTGTACCAGTTAAGAGCCCGGCCGTATTCAGGATCCTTGCCATCCCGAATCTCGGCCAGAATCGGCTCATTACCAGCATAGGTCTTATCGAGGGTCTTGTTTACAGACGACTTTTTAGCGGCCATAGTGGTTCCTTTCCAATCTATAGATATAGTCTATCATATTCTGGAAAAAATGTCAACGGCCTTTATGCCTGGTAGACGAAGAAGTTATCTTCTTCGGCCGGAAGTTCCCTTGGTAGACCGACCATCGAGGTCAGAAGCGCATCCCACTGGAGAGTTCTGTTCGGCCAGCCATAGAAGACATTGGCGTAGGAGGCCTGGCTTCCGATCTTGGACTGGATGCCTTCATCCCAGTAGGTCTGGATCGCGGTGTCGAGAACCTGATAGAAAATGTTGGCATGCTCGTTCAGGTCATCCGAGTACTGGTACATATGAGTCCAGTTGGCCGCGGTCTCATGAAGGGCGCCAAGGTTCGAGTGAACACAAAGCATTCCGGCGCTCATTGCTTCCATCAGACAGATACACGAGGTCTCGGTCCAGATCGATGGGTAGGCAAAGATGTGAGTCTTTTCGAGATTCTTTCTCAGCTCTTCGTTCGGAATAGAGCCATGGTAGTTGATCTTAGGATGATCCTCACATGCGGCAAATAGTTCCTTGAACGGCTCGTCACGCTCTTCCCATCCATACAACTTGAACGACGAGTATACGTCGAGTTCGATGTTGTCATACTTCTTGGCAAGTTCATTGAAGACTGGATACAGAATGTTCAGGCCACGATGTGGAGTCGACCAGTAAGCCAGTCTAAGAGTTCCATCATTTGGCTTCTCATGCGGCGGAATCGGTTCGATGGCGTTGTGAAGAACGATACACTTGTTCCACGGGATCTGATATGTGGAGATATATGCCTGCATCTGCCAGTTGGATGTAAAGACTAGCTTATGGAACTTCTTCCATCCACCGTTACGAAGATGTTCGCTGGCCGGATCACCAGGAAGATCGTGAAGCCAGTACAGACGAACCTTGCTTTCATCCGGCTCTTCCTCGACTCGAGATACGAAGATCTGGAATTCCTCAAGAAGCTCAGGGTTGACTCTTTCGGCCAATCCATACTTCATCAGTTCAGTTCCACCCATGGCCTTGGTGGCCAAGCTATCATGTGTAAAAGTCATATCAATCCCTAATCAAAAATGAGATAACCGATTCGACACGAAACGAACGCCAGCCGCTATTTTCAAGATCATAGACCTGAATAACGTCTGGGTTCTCGGTGCGAACCTTATCCTTGGATTCTGTATTTTCGTCTTGAACTGGAAGAAGATCCGGCTTAAGAGTGCATTCCATTACACGCTCGGATCCATCCTTTTTAGTAAAGACAACGCTAAGAACGTTTTCCCGAAGGAAACCCTTAAGCTGCTCTTTTGTTGTCAAGGTATTTTGTGAGGTCGTCATAGCCACCAATCCTTTCACCATCAATAAAAATCAGAGGAACACTCTTCTGATCCGGGAATAGACTTACAAAGTCTTCCCTCATAATATCTTCACCGATAACAGTCTCGGTATATTCAATGCCCTTTATTGAAAAGAGCGTCTTGGCTTTTACGCAGTAAGCGCAGTTAGTCTTGGTATAGATTAAAGCCTTCATGCCTCGGCCTTACCAAAGATATTAGCCGTGGCGTAACGAGGATCGCCATACAGTGCGTTTGCACGAACCTTGATGAATCTCATATTGCTGGAAGGACCTGGTACCGTGATCCAAGGATTCTTACCAGCTCTCCATGCGTTCAGCTTGTTCATGGCCTTCTCAATTTCCGAACGGCCACGACGAACTGCATTAACTGTGGAACGAGCGACAGAATTACGTTCGCCCTTCGATACGTAAGTCTTACGCTTTACCTTTTTACCCATATTGTATTCACTCCTGTTATTAACATCACTACTGTTAAATGTATGACGTACTGTTACTATACTATACCAGTCTTCAATAATGTCAACTCATTTTCTCTATCGATGTACTTAAACTGTACGTGAGTTGGACCGAATTCATCAAGAGCCTCAAAGACGTCCTCGATGTTTAAAGTACTACAGGTGTAGACATCCAATTGCATCAATGCTGGATTGTCTTCATCCCAGACATGCATTGCAATATGACTAGTTTCGATAATGGTCACGGCAGTCAGACCACGATTACCGACCATGTCGGAATAGATTGCGTACGGACCCATGAGGATCTTCATACCGATCGTATCAACGAGCTTTTTCATCCAGTCCTGAATCTCCACATCACATTGAGGTGGGTTCATTAGTTCTGCTCGTACGATCAAATGCTTATGTTCTAGTACCTTAGTCACCGCATAAAGTCTCCTGCTGGTTGTTGAATTGTAGAGATTTTACGTGACTGGCTTGTACCTTGCATGAAACCCAATTGTTGTAGTAGTTTCCATCCAGGACCGCATCGACCTCGAAAATCATCTTGGCTTCATAATAATTACATTCACCACGCGATTTACATAGTCTCAAAATAGTTCGTTTAAACTTGTCTCGTCCAAGAAGTTCCACGTCTGCCTTTAAGGCAGGAGAAGATCCGTAATAGGAATCCCAGTCGGACTCTACACGGATCTTCTTCTTTTTGCCTTTGACAGTTTTGGTCGCAGCCTTAGTCAGGTACTTGCGCCCTATGTACTTCTTACCGTTGGTTAAGTTCTCAATGAGGTAAATGAAACCATACCATTCATCAGAGTACTCAAATTCTTTACCTTCGTATAACCAACTCATAATAAATCTTTCGTTGTTCTTCTGAAAGATTTATTTATTCATCTTCGTATTCTTCGTCTTCTTCTTCATCTTCGTAGAGTTCTGACCCGCATAATGGACAGAATGCTACTGGATCGAGGCTTTCAGTAATTACTCTAAATTCTTCCTCACATTCGTTACACGTGATCCATTTCATTCGTTAGGTTCTCCTAATCTTTTTATTTCTTGTATGGCCCGTTGAAGTGCCTGAATCTCAACGCCCATGTCATGAATTCCATGCGCGTCTTTATTTTCTAAAAACACTTTGGCCATACCCCAACAGGCAACTTCACGTTCCTGGAGGCTTAGAAGAACTTGAGTACGGCACGTCATAGCGAAAAGTCTTTGAAAGTATCGACGGTCAGGTCCTGCTTGACCGAGCCGACAATGTATGAAGTAATTTCTGTTTCCTGTGGTGCGACCTGAACGTCAGATCCAGCGATCCACTTTTGTGTCCATGGAAGTGGATTGGATCCACCACTATACGGCGAAGGAAGACCAACTGCAGTCATTCTCTTATGAGCGATCCATTCGACATAGTCGCATAGGAGCTTTTCATTTAGACCAATCATCGACCCGTCTTTGAAGAGGTATTCCGCCCAAGCTTTTTCTTGTAGGACGACGTCTTGAAAAAGTAGAGCGCATTCGGATCTTGTCTGCTCTGCAATTTCTGCAAAGTCTGGATCTTCTTTTGGAAGAATTTTGATGAGTTGCTGAGTGCTGGCAAGATGAACGTTCTCATCACGCGCGATGAATTTGATGATCTTCGCGTTGCCTTCCATCTTCTTAAGCTCAGCAAAGTTCCACGAACAGGCGAACGATACATAAAATCTTACTCCTTCAAGAGCATTCACCGCGTTGAGGCACATCCACAACGCTTCCTTATGACGAAGACGATCCTTCTTGTCAAATGAGAACAGATGACGCTGGGCATTCATATGGATCAGTCTGTCATAGTACTTACTGATGTCGCCGGCGCAGTCTACGATTTCCTGGATCTCCAGCATCTCATCAAAGACTCTGGAAGGATCAGGATAGACGTTACGAATGATATGAGTGTAGGAACGGGAATGAATCGTCTCGAAAAACGTCCAAGTCGCGATCCAGGTTTCCAATTCAGGAAGCGAAGTAATTGGGAGAAAAGCCAGAGATGGAGCTCGACCTTGTACAGAGTCAAGTAGGATCTGCCTCTTAAGATTAGACGTAAAAATATGCTTTTCATGATCGGTTAGTCCCTTGAAGTCCTTACCATCACGAGACAGATCAACCTCTTCTGGTTTCCAGAAGAAGCTCATTTGCTTTTCGGTAAGCTTGTCGAATGCCGGATACCTCACCTTGTCATAGCGAGCGATATCGACGGGCTCATCAAAGAAGCATAGTCTGTCGAGATGACTCTTATTCTTGGTGGTATTAAAAACGCTCATTAATCTTCGATCCATTCTATGTCGTGTATAGGGTGTACTTGTTTTTCGATGGTACCGTCTTCTCGTTGCAGTTCAAGATGAACTCCAGTCGAATCCGCCGGTTTGTAGTAGCTTAGAACTGTATATATCTTACCGTTCTGATCCCACTTATCATTCCATATTCGAATCCGACTCATAGTCATAATCAATCCTTTCCTGCATCATTTTCTTCTCTTGAAAAGTTCTCTGTTTCCAAAGCTTTCGAGGATTGCCACAGACCATACAACCAGGTCGACCGCAGTCTAATGCATGATGCTTGGCAAATCTATGTGGTTGCTTTAGTAGGTGTTCCGCGTTCCATGCTCGTTTGGCGATACGCTTCTGTCTGTTGATTGCGTTTGTGGTCAGTCTACGGCGTTTGCCGCGCTTTTCCTCTAGATCTTGCAACTTTCGCAGTCCTCTTCGTCTACAGCACCAGGTGCAAGGTCCTTCACCTCGATTTCACCGGCACCGTCATTTGTGTTGAAGTAGTAGAGAGTCTTGATGCCATATTTATAGCACATCAATACGTGCTTAAGCATCTCGGACATCGGGATCTTTTCATCCTCGTAGAACTTTGGATTGTACGAGGTGTTGGTCGATATCGACTGGTCGATGAACTTCTGAAGTACCGCCATGATCTTTAGGTAGCCTTCAGGAGACTTTTGATCCCAGAGCAGTTCGTACTTGTTCTTCAGTCGATGGATTTCTGGTACGACCTGCTTAAGTACCCCATCCTTCGACTGCTTGATCGAAACCAGACTACGTGGTGGTTCAATACCATTCGTCGAGTTGCTGATCTGAGCTGAAGTCTCAGCCGGCATAAGAGCCATCAGGGTCGAGTTACGAATACCGAACTGACCGGCCTTGAATGACAGCCCATCCCAGTCCATCTTATAGTTAGGAGCGACAAGTTCGTCAACTTCCTTCTTATACGTATCGATTGGCATTACACCACCAGAGTACAAAGTATCGGCATGCTTAGGGCATGGGCTTACTTCTTCGGCAAGATCGACAGATGCCTTAATAAGATAGTAGCTCCATGCTTCTGCATACTCATGCACCAGATCAAGGTTCGGATCAGAATAAGTGGAACCATTACGAGCCAACCAATAAGCAAAATTAATGATACCAACACCAAGAGGCCTACGATTGTTAGTGCCAATAGCAGCGGCTCTAACAGGATAGTCCTGATAATCCAATAAGGCATCAAGAGCGCGGACTGCCAGCGTGCACGGCTTTTCGAAGTCAGCTGGCTTTCTAATCTTGCCCCAGTTGATCGCAGCAAGCGTGCAAAGGCTAATTTCGCCTCGTTCATCGTTAATATCCTCTAATGGAGTTGTTGGTAGAGTAATCTCCTGGCAGAGGTTGCTCATCTTAATCAACGCCTTGTTCTTATCAAAAGAACCATGGTCGTTGCAGTGGTCAACATTCATCAGGTAGATTCGTCCGGTATCCTTTCGCTCTTGGATGAATGAGCTAAATAGATCGATGGCTGGGACGGTCTTCTTTCTGATCTTAGTTGATCGTTCATATTTCTCGTAGAGTGTACGGAACGCATCAACATCTCGAAAGAACGCGTCGTAGAGATCCGGGCAATCATGAGGCGAGAAGAGCGATATGTTACCCCCAGCCAAAAGTCTTTCATACATCACCTTATTAAACTGAACGGAATAGTCCAAGTGGCGGATACGGTTGTCTTCAGTTCCCTTGTTATTCTTTAGTACAAGAAGGTCTTCTACCTCCAAGTGCCAGAAGGGGTAATGCATGGTTGCAGCACCACCTCGGACACCACCTTGAGAACACGACTTAACAGCCGTTTGAAAATGCTTCCAAAAAGGAATAACGCCAGTATGAACAGCATCACCGTTACGAATAGGACTGCCCATAGCACGGATGCGGCCACCGTTAATTCCGATTCCAGCCTTGTTCGAGACATATCTTACGATCGCTGCTGAAGTTGCGCTGATTGAGTCAAGACTGTCATCTGACTCGATAAGTACGCAAGAACTGAACTGACGCTGTGGGGTCCTAACTCCTGCCATGATAGGAGTAGGAAGGCTAATATCAAAATTGGATAGTCCATCGTAAAGGTCCTTTACCCATTTAATTCTTGTTTCCTTAGGATACTTGGAGAAGAGAGTCATGGCAATAAGCATGAACGCCATCTGAGGCGTCTCATAGATCTTACCATTTACTCTGTTCTTTACAAGATATTTGCCACGGAACTGTTCCATGGCAGCATAGGCGAGTTGATTATCGCGATCATGATCGATGTACTTGTCAAGTTCCATCCACTCGTCTACTGAATAAGCATGCTTTAGTTCAGCATCATAGTGACCCTGGTTCATTATTACTTGATAGTGATAATTCAAAGGCTCTGGTGCATACTTACCATACACTTCCTTACGAAGCTGGTAGTTGATTAGCCGACCAGCAACGTACTGATAGTTCGGAGCTTCTTCAGTGATGAGTTCGGCAGCGGCCTTGATCATCGTCTCGTGAATATCGGTAGACTTGATATTGTTGTAGAACTGGATATGAGAAGCAAGTTCAACTTCAGAAACAGAGACTCCGTTAAGACCCTCACATGCCCATTCAATTACCTTGTGGATCTTATCAATATTTAGAGGTTCTTTACTACCGTCTCTTTTAACTACGTTGATCATTCTTTTCCTTATCCTTATGTTCTTCTAGAAATTCTTTTGCCGCTTGTTCGAATAGTCTTTGAGTTTCCATGGGCTTGGAATAAAAGTTCGACTTGTACAGTTTGTGGTAAAGATCAGCACCCAGGTTCATTATATATCTCCACGCTAAAATTAGATCTTATATGGTATCATCAAAAATGTCAATCAGTTTCAAGTGCTGCCTTAACATCAGGGAAGTGCTGGCAAATAATTTCCCATGCCTGCTCAGCCACGATACGATGTTCCTTTTGAGTGGCCATATCCATACGAAGCTGGCAGTAATGAACCCAGCTACGAAGTGATCCACTCATGATCATTACTGATTCGGTATTTCCCTCAGGGAGAACGCTACGAGCCTGTTCTTTTGCAATTCCCTGCGACGTAGCCCACTGGTGTGCTTCTCTAGCAGCTTGAATAACTGCTGTTTGTCGCATGTTCCACTCTTCCTGGAGAGCTCGATCGTCGTTTTCGATGGAGTTCTGACGATTCTTTCGATCTTGAAGCCGAGCTTCTCGAAGTTCAAATCCGAGGTCTTGAGTCGGATCCGCATAACGCTGCGAGTATTCCTGAAACGCGAACGAACGGTGGCGCAGTATTTGTCGTGCAATATCTCTAGTTGTTTTGATTTCCATTGAGACATGGACCATCTCCAGCGGCGACCAGTGTTGATTACGAATGAGATACTGAACAAGACGTGGCGCCGTTGTCGTGTTGTTCTGATTGGATGGGTTTGATACTCGAGCGGCCCAGGCCACTAATTCATTTGCCGTAGCGCAGCCCGTGTACGCGGAAGGCTTGGTCATACCGATTAGATTCACTTTACTCATTATAAACCCTTTGCTTGATTGAATTGCTTTACTAGATTTTCATGAACGGTGTCATCACAATAGATGTACCATTCTTTAACTTTTTCCTTGGTCTTTTCGTCCGGATTAGGATAGTACCCAATGATCGTACAAGGACCATGATCCTTTACCATTCTCTCGATTGAGAATGCATTTAGACTCTTAAAGTCCACTGAAGCGGAAGATTTGCGGGCGGTATCCTGTACCGATTCTACCCACTTCTTGTACCTATCGAGATCCTGAGTAAGCTTATTAATTTCATTCTGTAGTTCCGCAATACGCGGATCTTCACGCTTTCTAAACATATCAATCCTCGTGTGGTGTCACTACGTACTGATCGCTCTTGTACTTAATTTCCAGGTAGTAGCCCTGGCTGGATAGTGTTTGTGCTCGTTGAGCGGCATCGTTATAGTTGACATACTTGCCGTCATTGTACCACCAGAAGTAAGTCCATGGTGCGTACCATGTCGGAAGCTTCTTGTATTCGACAAGCCATTGCCCATCAGTTCTATGTATTCTTACTGCGACGATAGGTCTCTTTGCGTATTCAAGACCAAGATCGTCCATTGTTGGCGACGTCATCTTTGGTTTCCTACTCTAGTGTGTTTCGTTTAACTTCACGCATGATCGCTTTTCTTATCTTGGATGACTCAAACATGTGATACCATTCAACCATCTTGATCGGTGAGTATGGTTTTACTGAAATGTTTTTTAGCTTGATCATCAAATTATCTGAGATAATCCTATTTAATTCTTCAGAACGAACAAATCTTTTTAACTTGATGTTGTCATCCGTAATCATTCTAAGATAAATTAGCGGATCTCCTCGGTTTATTTTAATTCGTTCAACATCAGACTTAATAGCGAACGTGCATTGTATTGGTCGCATCCACTTGTATGCATTAAATCTACCAGGCACAATCATAGTCTTATTCGCGAAATCATTATCGGTAAAGTATGGTGACGTTATCTCTATAGAGAGATCAGATTCTGGAACAAAGAAATAGAATATGTGGAAGGACATCAGGTTTTCATTTCTGATTAGTACGAAGTCATTCCAGAAATCTTGGTCGTAATAGTTTGTGTAAAAGCCACCGCCATCTGGATTTCTGATGATTTCAAAATCTACAGGAGATCTAAGCTCAAACACATTTTTAAAATAGTCTTGGACGGCTGGACAGCGGTGATAGCTCTCTCCCAGCTCAGTAATGTTCTTCAGTGGATTGAACGCGCTCTTAGACAGTCGAGTAACTTCAGGATACTCGATGTTGGTCAAATGTTTGGTAGTCCAAGGCGTCCAATGCACTATCATAGAAAGTTTTCCAA